CCGTTTTCCAACCAGAACCTCGCGGCCATATCGCGCATCAACATCGGCCCAAATGACACCCAAGGCCGTCCACCCGACATCAAATCCACCTTTGCCATCGGGCGTGTTTACCCGTTCTTCCAGCACCAGTTTTCGCGATAAATTCACCTTCATCACGCGCCCCCGATACGAATATTCCGATGGCTTTCCAATAACGCCAAAACCCCAAAAGGCATCCCGTTAACCCGCAATTCACCGCTTCGGTTTTCATAAAAACTCGCCGCCAGCATCAACACGGCTTGTCGTAGATCCGGGGGAACAACAGTCCAGCTTCCGTAACCGGCCTCAAATGTGATCACAATATCACTGCCCTCTGGCACATCTGGCAAACCCATACCAACGGCCACCAGTTTCGGTTTATGCATGTCTTTTTCCAGCCGATACAGCGACGGAGAAACCACATCGCCCCCAATCGTCAAGGATACAATACTCAACACTGGTGCCACTGGAATTCCCTGCGCACGTTGATCAAACCAACGTGTCAACGTCCATAATAAATTTCTTTTTATCAAGACCTTACCAATACGCGCCTCTATCGAAGCCATTGCAGATCGTAAACAAACTTCCAGCACAGCATCTTCAGTACCGTCATCGGAAAACCCGGTTCCCAACTTCAAATGCTCTGCAAATTCACGGATCGGCAATTTCGCCGTTGTTGGTGTCGTTAATTCTTCTAAAATCATCTTAATCCCTCTCAGCTATGCGAAACATGAATGATCTCTCCAATTCCCGCCCCGTATTTGTCCTAATTCGGCTTGAAACCATGTAAATTTTCTCTGGAATACCACCCGAAAACACCGCGCGGCTGCTGATGTGATCACAAATTTGGAAAACCACTTTCAACTCATTTTCCACGTCATCAACGGGCCTAATGCTCCAGCCTAGATCATCACAAATACGTTCCTCACGCCGTAAATATCCGGCTCTCCAATCGACGGGAAGTTCCAGTTCTGACTCCGGGCTTTTCACGAAATATCCACTCATAGGCGGCAATTCTCCTTAACAAAACGCCCTCCACACCGCTCGAGCGGAGGGAGTAGCAGCAAGCTAGACGATGCAGAGGGCACACAGCCCGCCCCCTTTGGGGGCAAGCATCCACGCGCCCCTTAGGACAGCGAGAATTTCAATAATTTTATCGCCGCAAAATCGCTAACATCACCACCAATACGTTTGGTTGCAAAGAACAAAACATGCGGTTTTGCGCTGAATGGATCGCGCAAAATACGCAGATCCGGACGTTCCGCGATGGTATAGCCAGCCGAAAAATCCCCAAAGGCGATCGCCATAGCACCGGCAGAAATATCCGGCATATCTTCAGCAATAAGAACAGGGTAGCCCATAAGTCGTGCAGGTTCCCCCGCCGCCAAACCATCAGACCAAAGGAACCGACCATCGGCATCCTTCATTTTGCGAACAGCGCCCGCGGTTTTGGAATTCATCACGAATGCCGCATTCGCGCGGTAACGTGCACCCAAAGAATACACCAGATCAACAATCGAATCCGCCGGATCAACACCGTTAAAATCACCAGTATTCCCTGTGGCGACATACCCCAGATTACCCCAGCTCCAACTGTCGTTTTCAACACCCGTATAGGTCAAAAACCCCTTCGGTTTGTCCACACCATCACCGGAAATAAACGCAACCCCTTCGGCGCGGGAAAACTTGTCAGCAATACGGGTCGCCAACCAACCTTCCACATCAAATGCACTGTCATCCAGCAACCGTTGCGAGGCCTTGGGCAGTGCCGAAAGCTCATGCAACGGAATTGAAATCCGGTCAATCTGCGGTGTTCCCGTTTCGCTAAACGACCCCGTTTCCGACGCCCAGCCAGCACCAATATCCGTGTGATCAACCAGCACATCAAACGCCGTAGATTCCACCTGAACCACATTCGCAATCGCTCGAATAGACGATGCACCCCGCAATACCCCGGTAATTTTATCCGCCGTTTGCGGATCAACAAGATAGCCGCCATCCGCAGAAACAGCCGTAGACAGCCCCTTTTCCTCAAGCGCAAGGCCCCGCAATGCATCATCATCTCCCGAGCGAAGGTAGGCAGAAAATGCTTTCTTATGCGGGATTTCCACCTCGGCAGTGGCCGAAAGGGATGGGCGAGTCGTCGTAAGTGATTTTCGATCAAACATGTTCAAACGGTTTTCCTGTTCTTTGAATTTAGATTTAATTTCATTCTGAAAGCTACTGAATTCGCTTAAGAAACCTTCCATAGCGGCCTTAACCTCAACAGCAGGGGAAACGCGCTTGGCGAAAGGTTTCCGCCAGGCTTTGCGCCAGTGCAGTTTCGTCCTCAGACGGCTGCACCCGCGCCTCATTCAGCATCGGGAATGTCACCAAAGACACTTCCCAAAGCTCAATCTCAAGAAGGCGTCGGCCTCCGTTTTTCTTTTCCGAACGCACCGTGCGATATCCGATCGACAACCCGTCAATCGCACCCGCCTGCAACAACGCCAGCGCCTCACGCCCGGCTTGAACCTCGGGTAAAATGCGCCCCTTAACCATAAGGCCCTTGCCGTCCTCATACACCGCATCCCACACGCCAATTGGCTGGGTCGGGTTATGTTGCCACAGCATTTTCACCTTGATGCCCGCTGTTTTCAGGCGTTTCAGCGATGTGTCATACGCCCCTTTTTCCACAGTATCGCCGCCATTATCTGCCGTTCCAAACAGCGAGGCATACCCGATAATATCGCAACCATCTTTAATGATATCCCCTTCAAAACGACAAAATTTCGTTTCATATTGCGGGGGCATTCCGTTGTATAAATCCATATTAACTCCTTGTTACCCTTGCGTAAAAAGTCCATACGCCACATCCGCTGCAAACATCGTCGCCGCGCCGTATACCGCCAACCAAAGCCGTTTTTCTAACCGCTCCAGCATGCCCTCAATCGACACCAGTCGTCGCTCCAACCCCAGCCAGCGTTCTTCGGTCACACGTTCATGCACCTCGATCCGCGCGTTCGCCGCATCAAACGGTTCGTACAGGTATTTTGACCCTGCCCCCCGCCGGCTCATTCATCTTCCGCCAGCTTGGGCAACCCTAACATCTGGCGTTTTTCACCGTTCGTTAAGAAATCAGCGCCCGAAACCCGACGCCACTGCGCCTCACGTTCCGTAGCCAACGCAGGAATGCCATCAAGATCGGCCTTCAACGCCAAACCCTCGCCAAATAGTGGCGATAACCACCCCGTTAAGGCCGCCATAGTCTTGCCAACCAACGGTAAAACCGTCAGGCGGTAAAATGCCCGATTTGCCTCTTGATAATTTGCATAAGAATTATCCCCAGGAAATCCCAGCAACATCGGCGGCACTCCAAACGCCAGCGCAACCTCACGCGCGGCACTTTCCTTGGTCTTCTGGAACTCCATATCTGACGGGCTAAACCCCATCGGCTTCCAATCCAGACCGCCCTCCAACAGCATCGGGCGCCCTGCATTAATCGCCCCTTGATGATGGCTCTCCAGTTCGTCCTTGATGCGATCATATTGATCCGCCGTCAGGCCAGCGCCATCCACGCCTTTGTAAACAATCGCCCCTGACGGGCGGGCTGCATTATCCAGCAATGCCTTTGACCACTTTGAGGCAGAATTATGCACATCCAACGCCGAAGCAGCTGCCTGCATGGGGGACAACCCGTAATGATCATCTTGCGGATGAAACGATTTTACATGCAAAATCGGTGCAAGTTCCCCGCGCATATCAAACCGATGTTTGCGCCCCCCAACCGCATATTCATACGCCACAGGCCAGCCATCTGCCCCCGGAACGACCGACATCCGATCTGAACGCAACACATGCAATTCTTGCGGAACCCCGCGAGAATCCAGCCCTGCCGCTTCCAGATATCCATCCCCAGACAGCAACAATTGCCCGTAAAACGCCTCCAGTAACGCCGCAGAACCCTGCGCCAAATTCGGTTGTGCCATCAATGCCAGCAACGGGTGATCCTCATATCGACGATCCACATCCTGTAACAAAACAGGCACCGCCGCCGCTGCCTCTGCTATCATTTTCACACATCGAAACCCGACAGGATTGCCTGTAAAACCCGTTTTTGTCAGGCTCACCGTATCGCGCGGTGACCATGCCACACGGCCAGCGCCATGAAATGCAATCACAGGTGCCACGCTAGATGCCTTTTTCTCCACATCTTTAGACGCCTTAAAAAGCTGCAAAACCATATAGTTATGCTCCCTTATTACAAAATTTTGAAATACACCTACAGCCCGCGAATGCGCGGCCGTTGAAACATTGCCGCCGGGACAATCATCAAATCCGTGATGGCCCATACCAGCGCATCAAGACGATCGGGGCTACCTTTGCCGGTAAACCCCGAAACGGTCATCGCACAAAGCTGGTCCTCCAACGTGGAAAATCCGCCACAATGCGCTACCCGTCCCTGTTCATATAAAGCAGCCACCGGCTCGGCCCGCGCGGATTTTCCGCGTGATGCCCGCACCGCACGATATGGAACCAGCGGATCAATCGAACGCACCAGCGTCTCGATCAAATCCCCGCCTTGATTTACCTCGGCCACCAGACGATCCGCATCATACTCGTGCAGTTTTTCGACCGCTCGCTCCGCCCAAGCCTGCGGCGATCCCCGCACGCTTGCATCCTCCAACACAAACGCCCGCCAATTCTGTGGCGGCCCCTGCATCTGCACGCCTGCCACGATAATCCCGCATTCATCGGCATTCACACCAGACGTAACCGGCGGATCCACCGCCACCACGATCCGGTCCAGCTTTGGCACCTCACATCGCCCCTTGTCCAACGCCTCGAAACTCCACAATGCACCCTCGACATCGCTTAGAATCTCGCCTTGCAATTCTTGTCGCCCCAAACGTGAACCCGCATATTTCTCTGTCACATATTCCAGAAAACTATCCGCCAAATTGGCTGCATTCGCCTCCGTTGGCGCCGCCGTTTTCACCGTTCGCGCCTCCGCTAACAAACCCTTCAACAACGGCGATGGCCTTGGTGTAGTCGTCACAACTTGGCGCGGATCATCCCCCAACCGCAAACCAAACTGCAACATGTCCCATGCATCTTGCCCCTGTTTCCATTTTGCCAATTCATCCGACCAGGCCCCGTCAAATTGCGGCCCGCGTAAGCTCTCGGGATTAGACGCCGAATAAATCTCTGCGACCGCCCCGTTGGGCCACACCAGCCGTTTGCGCGTCGCTTGCCATTCCGGTCTTCTATCCGGTGGCGAGCACGCCAAAATGCCGGAATCCCCAAAAACCATAACCTCCCGCGCTTGCTCAATCGTCTCACCAACCAACGCAATCCGGCGGCACCGCCCCTTGTCCCAAGGCATTGCCCCCTCAACTTGTGTGCGTATCCACTCGGCCCCGGCACGGGTTTTTCCCGCACCCCGACCGCCTAAAATCACCCATGTCGTCCAGTCGCCTTCGGGGGCAATTTGATGCCCCCGAAGCGCCCAGATATCAAACAACCATGGCAAGGACAGCACCGCATTCGGACTTAACCCTTCAAGCAGTTCCTCCACTTTCTCGATCGGGATTGCGCGCAGCAAGTCGCTCAAACACCTCTCGTCGTGCAGCGGCCAGATCGAGGGGACAAGCCCCCTCTCCGCCGCTACGTTGTTCATAGCTTCGTTTTGCAAGTTTTGCCTCGATTTCAAATACGTTCTGAATTGCCTTGCTAAAGTTCGATATCTGGCCTGTTGGCACAGCATCTAACTCCTCGGCTTGCAACCGCTTCGCAGTCGCCTGCATACCGGTTAACAGATTCTCAAACTCTCTTCGCGCTGCCTTAAGCATACGCAAATTGTATTCCCGATCTTCGGGTTCTTCTTTTTTCATAAATGTAAGCCTCAACTGCCCGCGTCGAGCAGAAACAGAAAAGCGACCCCAATCTTTCGACGGTGTCGCTT